TGCTGGACACCTATGGGCCACAGATAGAAAACAAACAACCATACTGGAGTTTGATAAGCCAACTCGTAACGGTGAACACCCAACGATGAAACCAGTTGCTTTGTTTGAATACCAAATGCTTAACAACACCAAAGGCGGTGATATTGTTTTAGATTTGTTTGGTGGATCAGGCACAACACTTATTGCAGCAGAAAAGAATGGGCGTGTTTCCTATTTGATGGAACTAGACCCTAAGTATTGCGATGTAATAATTAAACGCTGGCAGGAATTTACAGGTAAGATAGCAGTTCACGCAGACACTAATAAACCTTTCGCGGAGGTTACACATGGAAACAAAAAAGAAAACAACTGAAAAATCGGTGCTAGAAAAGAAAAAGCAGAACGGTGGGGCTAGAGAAGGTGCTGGCAGACCAGCATTTGAGCCAACATCTGCAGAACGTAAACAAGTGGAAGCCTTGTCAGGATATGGAATCCCAATCGAGCAGATTGCGGTGCTAGTGCGTGATGGAATAGATGCAGACACACTTCGTAAGTATTTCATAACAGAACTGCAATCAGGTAAAGCTAAAGCTAACGCACAAGTAGGTAAGACACTTTTCAATAAGGTTTTGGCTGGCGATACGACTGCTGCTATTTGGTGGAGTAAGACTCAGATGCGATGGGCAGAAACTCAAAAGCATGAGCTTACTGGTGCTGATGGTGCTGCGCTAGAGTTTACCAAAATAGAACGAGTTATTATCAAGAATGAGTAAAATCCTGCAACTGTCCACACCAGAGTGGGCTTTGCCATTATTACAGCCATCAAGATACAAGGGCGCATGGGGTGGTCGTGGATCTGGCAAGTCGCATATGTTTGCCGAGCTGATGATTGAATCACATATACTAGACCAAAAGAGGCGTAGTGTTTGTGTACGTGAGATACAGAAGTCACTTAACCAATCGGTGAAGCGGCTGCTTGAAACTAAGATTGAAGCTATGAACGCTGGTGCTTACTTTGAAGTGCAGGATTCTGTCATCAAATCACGTAAGGGCGATGGGGCGATTATCTTTCAAGGTATGCAAAACCATACAGCCGACAGTATTAAATCGCTAGAGGGCTATGACTGTGCATGGGTAGAGGAAGCGCAGAGCCTTAGTCAATCCAGCTTAGACTTGCTTAGACCAACAATCCGTAAGCCAAACTCTGAACTATGGTTTACTTGGAATCCTCGGCAGCAGTCTGATCCTGTGGATTTTTTACTGCGTGGCCCAGAGCCGCCTGGCGATGCAACCGTTATCAAAGTAAATTACAGCGATAACCCTTGGTTTCCTGATGTCTTAAAAGAGGAAATGTATTACGATCTAAAGCGTGACCCTGATAAGTATCAGCACGTTTGGCAAGGCGAGTATCTGCGTAACAGCAATGCTAGGGTATTTAGGAACTGGATTGTTGATGACTTTGAAGCACCAGCAGAGGCAATCCATAGGCTTGGTGCTGACTGGGGCTTTGCTATTGACCCAACTGTGCTAGTGCGCTGCCATATTATCGGCAGGACTTTATACATTGATTACGAGGCTTACATGGTTGGCTGCGAGATTGTTAATACGCCTGAACTGTTTATGCAAGTGCCAGAGTCAGAGAAGTGGCCTATCGTTGCTGATTCTGCTAGACCTGAAACCATAAGCCACATGAGGAAAAACGGCTTCCCTAAAATCATGACTGCGGTCAAAGGTGCTAAGTCTGTAGAGGAGGGCATCGAGTTCTTAAAGAACTATGACATTGTTGTGCATCCTAGATGTAAGCACACAATTGATGAATTAAGTTTATACTCTTACAAATCAGACCCTTTGACTGGTAGAATACTGCCGTTGCTTGAGGACAAAAAGAACCATGTCATTGATGCTTTGAGGTATGCGTGTGAGGGCGTGAGGCGTGCTGCGGTCACTAAACCTGTATCTTTCACACCCTTGCCAAACGTAAAACACTGGTAGATAATAAGGAACATTATGGCTATCACTAACGACCAAAGACTTTCAAACCTACATTCTGAAGCGTTGCGTCAGTTCAACGATATACAGACTGCGCTGCGTGATGAACGCTTACAATGCTTGCAAGACAGACGTTTCTACTCAATCTGTGGCGCACAATGGGAAGGCCCACTGTGGGATCAGTACGAAAACAAACCCAAGTTTGAAGTCAATAAAATCATGCTGGCAGTCATTCGCATTGTCAATGAATACCGAAACAACCGTATCACCGTAGATTATGTAAGCAAAGATGGCACTCCAAACGAAAAGATGGCAGAGGTCTGCGATGGTCTTTATCGTGCAGATGAGCAAGCATCGGTAGCTGATGAGGCTTATGACAACGCATTTGAGGAAGCTGTAGGCGGTGGTATTGGTGCGTGGCGTTTAAGAACGGTGTACGAGGATGAGGAAAATGATGAGGATGATCGCCAACGTATTCGCTTTGAGCCAATCTTTGATGCCGACAGCTCTGTATTCTTTGACCTAAACGCTAAACGCCAGGACAAGTCAGACGCTAAGTATTGCTTTGTTGTCACATCGATGACACGTGAAAGCTACAAAGAAACCTACAACGATGACCCAACCGACTGGCCTAAAGTAATTCACCAATATGAATTTGACTGGTCAACACCTGATGTGGTCTTTGTTGCTGAGTATTACAAAATTGAGGAAAAGACTGAAACAATCCGTATCTTTAAAGCAATCGATGGCACAGAGGAACGCTACACAACCAACGACTTTAGGAACGATGAAACGCTAGAGGAAACTTTACTAGCCATTGGACATACCGAGATAAGACAGAAACGTGTTAAGCGTATGCGTGTGCGTAAGTACATCATGTCTGGCGGTAAGGTCTTAGAGGATGCTGGCTACATTGCTGGCAAGTGCATACCAATCGTGGTTGTCTATGGCAAACGCTGGTTTGTGGATAACATTGAACGCTGTATGGGTGCAGTGCGTTTAGCTAAAGATGCACAACGCTTAAAAAATATGCAGCTATCAAAACTCGGTGAGATTAGCGCATTGTCTAGTGTTGAGAAACCTATCTTAGTGCCAGAGCAAGTAGCAGGTCATCAAGTCATGTGGGCAGAGGACAATCTACGTGATTACCCTTACTTACTTGTCAATCCAATTACCAGTGCAGATGGTGGCACTACGATCAGTGGCCCAGTTGCTTACACCAAAAGCCCATCCATTCCACCAGCGATGGCAGCACTCTTATCCTTAACTGAATCTGATATGCAAGACATTCTCGGCAACCAACAAGGTGCTGACAAAATGGTGTCTGGTATATCTGGCAAAGCGGTAGAGATGATTCAAACACGTGTTGATATGCAGACATTCATTTACATGAGTAACTTTGCTAAAGGCATGAAACGCTGTGGCGAGATATGGTTATCAATGGCTAAAGAGATTTACACCGAGGACAACCGTAAGATGAAAACAATCTCACCTGCTGGCGATGCTAGTGTGGTTGAGTTGATGCAGCCAATGGTTGACCAAGAGACTGGTGAAATCAAAATGGCTAACGACTTATCTAGCGCATCGTTTGATGTAGTGGCAGATGTTGGCCCATCATCATCAAGCAAACGTGCTGCGACTGTAAGGGCTTTAACAGGCATGATGCAGATAACAACCGATCCAGAGACATCACAAGTATTAACAGCTATGGCAATGATGAACATGGAAGGTGAAGGCGTAAGTGACGCCAATGCTTATTTCCGTAAGAAACTATTACGCATGGGTGTAATGAAACCAACCGATGATGAGATGCAAGAGTTAATGGCTGAATTGCAAGGCGCACCACAAGACCCTAACTCTGTCTATCTGCAAGCTGCAGCCGAGGAAGCCACAGCTAAAGCAGCCAAAGCAAGGGCTGATACTGTTGAAACAGTTGCTAGTGCTGAACTTAAACGTGCGCAGACTTTAGAGACATTAGGCAAGGTTGACCAGACATCGCAGGAAATGGCTATGACAAACGCTAAGGCTGTGCAGGAAATCCTACAGAGTCAGATAGTGCAACCTGTTGTAAACGAATAGAAAAAAGAATAATATATATTAACGGCAGCCACCCAGCCGACTTTTGGGTGAGTTTAGTGGGGTACTAAGATGAGTGAAATGGCTGAATTTGAGGACGAGGATATTGTCATTGATGAGGAAATTGTTGAGGAAGTAGTCAACGATGAACCGCCAGAGGATGATGATGTAATTGTCAGCATAGGTGAGGATGCGCCACCTCCAGAGGAACATACTCAAGCACCTGAATGGGTACGAGAGTTGCGTAAAACAAATCGGGAACTGCAACGACAGAACCGTGAACTGCAAAGCAAGCTGCAAACTGCACCAACTGAGCCTAATCCAGTGGTTGTAGGTACAAAGCCAAAGCTAGAGGATCATGACTATGACGCTGATAAGTACGAGGAAGCTCTGACTAATTGGTTTGAACGTAAACGTCAAGCCGATGAAATCGCTGCCAAGCAAGAGGCCGAGGTTATGACTCAGCAGCAAGCCTGGCAAGCTAAGTTAGATGGTTATGGTAAAGCGAAAGCTGAACTGCGAGTAAGGGATTACGAGGATGCTGAATCAGCAGTCCAAGAACTCTTTTCAACCACCCAACAAGGCGTAATGCTTCAAGGTGCGGATAATCCTGCGCTGGTTGTTTACGCACTCGGTAAGAACCCATCCAAGGCTAAAGAGTTAGCTGAAATCAAAGACCCCGTAAAGTTTGCTTTTGCGGTTGCAAAACTGGAGAAAGAATTGAGAGTTACCAATCGCACAGCAGCACCTTCACCAGAACGTATCGTGTCAGGAACAGGACGATCATCTGGTGCAGTGGACTCAACCCTTGAACGGCTGAGAGAGGAAGCGTCTAGGACAGGCAACATGACTAAAATCATTGCCTACAAAGCGCAGAAACGATCAGCAACAAAATAAATTTAGGAGCTTATTATGAGCAATTCATTCAGTAAAGAGGAACGGGTAGCATTTGAGGACATCCTCGAAGGCTTTAACGATGCCTTAGTTTTATCTCGTAACGTATCTATCTACAACACAGACAGTTCTATGATGGAACGTACTAACAACGTAATCTATCGCCCACAACCATATATTGCACAATCTTATGATGGTATGGATCAAACAGGTAACTTCACTGCTTACACACAACTTTCAGTACCAGCGACACTTGGCTTTCAAAAGTCAGTACCGTTTATCTTGGATGCTTTAGAGTTACGTGACGCATTACAAGAAGGTCGTTTAGGTGAAGCTGCTAAACAAAAATTAGCATCTGACATCAACCTTGCCATTATGAACGTGGCTGCAACACAAGGCTCTTTAGTGGTTACTGTAAGCACTGCTGCTGGTGATTATGATGACATCGCTTTATGCGATTCAGTAATGAACGAGCAAGGCGTACAAGCATTTGACCGTTACTTAGCTTTATCAAGCCGTGACTATAACGGTTTGGCTGGTAACATCGCTGGTGGTGCTGGTGGTGCTTCTGTTAGCCGTAGTTTCGCTGGCAACAAATCAAACAATGCGTTTGAACGTAGTTATGTAGGTATGGTTGCAGGTTTTGAAACATACAAACTTGATTATGCTAATCGCTTGACTGGTGCTACTGGTGCTGATCCTACAATGAGCACATTGGCTGCTGCTGGTAACTTCTATGTGCCACAAGCAACTCAAACTGCTGTAACAGGCGAAACACAAAACGTGGATAACCGTTTCCAAACTATCACTGTTTCAAGCACTGCTGACTTACCTGCTGGTTCTGCTATTGAAATTCAAGGTGTGGAAGCTGTGCATCACATCACTAAACAAGGTACTGGTTTTTCTAAAACCTTCCGTGTTGTTTCAGTAACTAACGGTACTACTTGCGTTATTACACCTCCAATCATCTCTGCTCAAGGCGGAACTGATGCTGAGTTGCAATATCAAAATTGTATCGTAACTGCTGCTGCTGGCCGTACAATCAATCGCTTGAATACTACTACTGCACCTGTAAATGCTTTCTGGCAAAAAGATGCTTTAGAGATTCTGCCTGGTCGTTATTCAGTTCCTTCAGACGCTGGTGTTGCAGTAATGCGTGCATCAACTGATCAAGGTATCGAATTGGTTATGCAAAAACAATACGATGTGAATACTATGAAAACCAAGTATCGTTTAGATACATTGTTTGGTGTAGTAAAC